ACGCCGAGGTAGTCGAGGGCGGTTTGATGCCGGCGCAACGCGCCCGCAAAAACCCGTTCGCTTTGTTTATGTCAACCGCAGGTACCGAGGCGTCGGTGCTGTTTCAACGCTGGCGTGAACACGGGCTGCGCGCAATCGACAGCGGGCAACCGACCGTGAACTACATGGCTGAATGGTCACCACCACCGCACGTCGATCCGATGGCACCGTCATCGTGGACATGGGGCAACCCCGCCATCGGCCACACGCTCACCCTGGACACGTTGCAGCAGGAAAGCGAAAACCCTGACCGCGCATCATTCCTACGCGCCAGCCTCAACCTGTGGGTCACCGTCGCCCACGGCTGGATCGCACCTGGACGCTGGCCCGAACTCGAGCATCGCGGCCCAATCCCAATGGGCGGCATCATCGCCATCGAAGCCAGCCTTGACGACTCCCGGTACGCAGCTGTACGCGCCGTCAACCTGCCCGACGGACGCACCGTCTGCACCATCGCATTTGTCGTCGACACCATCGGCGAGTTGTACGACAAACTCGCTGAGGTCGCCACCGACCCCGCTGTCCGATTCGCTATGTCGCCCAGTATTGACGCCATTTGCCCGCCCAACCTGGAGCGCCGTCGCGTCATTGTCGGCTACGCCGAACTCGGCAAACTTACACCCGTCGTGCGCGACCTGATCAATCAAGGCAGGCTGCTGCATACCGGGGAGACCATGCTTGCTGAACATGTGCAACGTGCGGTCGCGGTCAAAACTCAGAACACGTTGGTGTTGTCATCGCAACGCTCACCCGGCCCGATCGAGCTGGCGCGTTGCATGGTGTGGGCTGCCGGGATGGTCGCTCGACCAGCTCAAAGCGGTCGCCCAATGATTGTCACCGTGTAGCATCGCAATGTACCCGCCCCGGCCTTTCGTCGGGATCGTGTCGGCGGGCGGGTACACATAAACGCTTGACGCTTGTGGCACACTTGACGCATGGCATTGTTCGGCAAAAAGGTCGCTGCGATCTCCACCACCCCAGAGATTCAAGCCGCCGTCGGTTTCGCACCCGGTTATTCATCGCAAAACACGGGCGTCAACATGATCGGCCAGTACTACACCTACATCGAAGGCGAAGCCCGCAACCGCGCAGTATCCGTACCAGCGATCAACCGCGCCCGCGACCTCATGGCATCCGTCATCGGCTGTATGCCGCTGCGAATGTACAACGAGCGTTACATGGACGGTCGCGCAGAAAAGGTGTACATCGATCCGCGCAGCTGGCTCCGTCGACCCGATCCAACGGTGCCCTACAACTTTTTAATGTCATGGACATTTGACGACTTGTTCTTTTACGGTCGCGCATTTTGGTACATCACGTCACGAACCGCAGACGGCTACCCGGCATCGTTCACACGTCTACCAGCCGGATCAATCCAAACCACCGACCAGGCAGGCCCGGTTTGGTTTGCGCCATCGAGCCAAGTGTATTTTCAAGGCGGCGAACTTGACCCAACAAACTTGGTGCAATTCCTCAGCCCAACACAAGGCCTCATCTATTCAGCACCAGGCGCGATCGAAACCGCACTCAAAATTGAAGCTGCGCGCAACCGCAACGCCTCAAGCTCAATCCCTGCGGGCGTCCTCAAACAAACCGATGGTGAACCATTGAGCGCCCAAGAACTCACCGACATCGCCGCACAATTCAACGCGGCCCGCGCCACCAATCAGACAGCTGCACTCAACCAATACCTTGACTACCAGCCAACCACCACCACACCGGACAAAATGCTGCTGATTGAAAGCGCAAACTATTCGGCGCTCGAAGCCGCCCGACTCGCAAACGTCCCGCCATACCTGGTCGGCGTCAGCACCGGATCATATTCGTACCAGTCGTCGCAACAAGCTCGAGCCGATCTCTACATCTTTGGTGTCAAGCTGTACGCCGAAGCGATCGCCGCAACCTTGTCAATGGACAATGTGCTACCGCGCGGCACCTACGTCGAGTTCGATCCGACCGATTATTTGGCCGACAACATCATTGCCGACCAGGCAAATCAGCCACAAGAAAACACCCAAGAAAGGATCGCAAACTCGTGATCAAATTTCATGCCACCGACATCAGCATCACCGCAGGGAAGGGCGCAGGTCGCCGCGAAATCAGCGGGGTAGCTGTCCCGTACAACGTCAAAGCAACCGTGTCAGGCGGCCAAGACGTCATCATCAAACCAGGTGCGCTACCCGTCGAAGGCAAAGCGCCCCGACTGTTCATGTACCACGACAGCACAATGCCCGTCGGCATCGTCAGCGAGCGCGTCGACACACCCGACGGCATGCTGTTCACCGCCAAAATTTCGGCATCAAGCCAAGGTCAAGACGCAATGATCATGCTGTCTGAAGGCGTCATCGACCAGGTATCGATCGGCGTAACACCCACCAAATTTGCATTCGATGAGGCGGGCACAATGATCGTCGAAGCCGCCGACTGGGTAGAGCTGTCGCTTGTTCCGGTTGGAGCGTTCGGCGACGCAGCCGCGATCACCGAGGTGGCCGCAAGTATCCACCAACCCGAAGAAGAAATCGGCAATACTGAACAAGAGACCCCACAAGAGGAGACACCAGCAATGGACAACGCACCAGTCGTCGAGGCCGCCGCAGTCGAGGCCACGATCCCAACCGCACCAATTCCTGCACAGCCGAAGCGCGAATTCAAGCTTCCGTCGGCTGGCGAATTCATGGCCGCCTACCACATCGGTGGCGACACGTTCAAGAACCTGAACGCGGCCGTCGCTGAGTACGCAAAGACGCAGCGCACCGCGCTCCAAGCCGCAGCAGGCGACGTCCTTACAACGGATACCCCTGGCTTGCTCCCGGTGCCCGTACTCGGACCTCTCGTACAGGACATTGCATTCTTGAGGCCTGCGGTCAACGCAATCGGCGCTCGCGCATACCCGGACGGTGGCACACAAAAGACGTTTATTCGTCCGACGATCACCACGCACACCAGCGTCGCCACTCAGTCGACCGAATTGTCGGCCGCGTCAGCGACCACGATGGTGATTGCATCCAACAGCGTCAGCAAGACCACCCTGGCGGGTCAAGTCACGCTGTCGGTGCAAGACATGGATTTCACGTCGCCAGCAGCAATGCAGCAAATCCTCAACGACCTGATGGGCGAATACATGATCGCCTCGGACAATTTGTGCGCCGACAACCTGTTGGCCGCAGCAACGTCATCGGGCGTCTGGGACGGCACCCTTGCCGACCTGCTCACCAGCATCTACGACGCAGCCAGCGACATTTCGAGCAACCGCAACTGGATGCCAACCCACATCTTCGTGTCGGTTGACGTTTGGGCACAGCTTGGCAAGCTCGCCGACTCGACGGGACGCCCGGTGTTCCCGTTCATCGCAAACGGCTTGTCCGGACAGAACGCGCTTGGCGCAGGCTCCGCAGCAACCTGGAACGGCAACCCGCTCGGCCTCGAGCTGGTCGTCGACAGCAACTTTGCTGCAAAGACGATGGTGATCACTCGCGTCGGACAGGGCGCAGGCGATGCGTATGAGTTCTACGAACAGCAGCGCGGCCTCATGTCAGTCGAGGTGCCCGCAACGCTCGGTCGCACATTCTCGTACCACGGCTACGTTTCCACGTTCGCCGCAATCTCGGGAATGATCCGCAAGATCACCCAGGCCTAGTCGGGAGCGGGGTAACCGCTCATGGCTACCTACACAGTCACCCACAAGTACCTGGTTGATAATTACGCCGTCCTACAGCTCCTCACCCCCTCAGAGGTAGTTGTAGGCGGCGCAATAACCATCGCAAGCGTTGACGCCACGTTCAACGGCTCCTACACCGTTTACGCGCTTCCGCAATACCTGTATCTTGGCATCGACACCGAAGGCGACCTGCTATACGACTACCAGGTACCAATCCAAAATCAGGTGCTTTACGCCAAGACCGCTAGCGACGTCGAGCGCGTCGCATCATCCGGAACGCTCGCATACACACCCGTGTGCACCTGGATCACCGCAGCAAACATCGAAGATTGGCTAGGGATCGGCACCGCTACCGCAGGTGACGCCGCATTCTTGACGCAATGCGCCGCAGCTGCCAACCAATTCTGCTACCGACGCCGACAGGAAGCCGGATACATCGACAGCACCAGCACCAGCCCATCAAGCGACGTCACTCTGGGCACGATCATGTACGGCGGTGCCCTGTACCGTCAGCGCGGCAGCATTGACCAATTCAGCAGCTTCCAATCCATGGGTACAGCCCCAGTCATTGGCCTGTCAGGAATGGTGAAACAGCTGTTGGGGATTGACCGCCCACAGGTGGCCTGATGCCCGTACCCGTTTACACCGACCTGTTCAATGAGGCAATCGACGACCTCACGACCAGATTACAAAGCATCAACGGTCTACAAGTCGTCAACGATCCACGCAACATCGTGCCACCATGCGTTCTGATAAATATGCCTTCATTTGACGCATTCAATTACAACATCGCCAAACTTGAATTCGTGTTGCAGGTCATCACGCTTGGGCCGGGCAATCTAGACGCAGGCCGATCCTTGCTCAATATGTGCGCTCAACTAATGGCGGCAAACGTGGCCGTTATCAACGGCCGCCCAACCAACGTCGATATTGGCTCAACCGTTCTGCCCGCCTACGAAATTGTCGTAGCCATGCAGGCCCAAACCAGCTAGGAGACCCCATGTACATCATCGTCAGCCCCCGCCTCGGAACACCAGGCGACACATTTGAGCCAGCCGACGGCATCAACGTGCAAGCACTTATCGACGGTGGCCTCATATCCACCGACAAAGCAAAGAAACCGTCTAAAGTCAAAGAAGCACCAGAGGAGAACTAAGCCATGGCAACCAGCGTCTATTTGTCAAACCCAAGCGTCACGATCAACAGCGTCGATCTCAGCGACCAATGCACCGCCGCCACGATCACCTACACCGTTGAGGCGTTGGAAAACACCGCGTTTGGCTCAACCTCACGCACCTACACGGGTGGCCTGGCCAACAACAGCGTCACCGTCACGTTGTACCAGTCGTACGCCGCGACGGAGACCGAGGTGAGCGTGTACAGCTTGGTCGGCACCACCACCACCCTGGTGATCAAGCCGTCATCCGCAGCTGTGTCAAGCACGAACCCGTCCTACACGCTGTCAACGGCCTATTTGGAGAGCCACACCCCGATCAATGCATCGCTCGGCGAATTGTCGACGATTGACCTGACGTTCACGGGTGGCACTCTTGCAAAGGCCACCAGCTAGCCATGTTCTCGCCAGCCCAATCGGGCGGCGCTGAAAACAACCAGAGCAAGCCCGCGCTAGCGGAGCCTTGCCCGACGAAAGGCAACTGATGCGCGTCAAACTCAAAGTCGACCTCAAAGACGGGCGCGAACCACGCACAATGGTCACAAACATGCTCGCAATCGTCGAGTGGGAAAAAACCGAAAACCGCCGATCAGCAGACGGCAAAGGCATCGGCTTCGTTGACATGTGCTGCTGGGCATACATCCTGTGCAAGCTCGCTGGCGACAAAGTGCCCGGCACTTGGCGCGAATGGGTCGCCGAACATCCTGACATGGAAATCACGCCCATCGAGGAAACCACCGACGAAACCCCTACCATCGCGGCACCTGGCGACGCTCCCTCGCTGAGGTCTTAGTTATGACGGGCTACTGGCCGCCGCAAGTGGAATTCGACACCCGCGATCTCACGACCGTGTTTTATGTGCTGGAGCTGCAACAGCAACAAACGAAGCGGGGTCGCTAATGGCTGGTCGGCAAATCGGAAACGGCCCCGGGCTAGATGCAGGCGGCATCGACCCGTTCGCAACGAACACCTTGACCGTGTTGGGCATCAAAGAAACGTTAAAAGAACTCAACAAGGTTGACAAGTCGTTGCGACGCGAAATCACCAAACGGTACAAATCGATTGTGCAGGGCGTGATTGAGGACGCCAAAAGCATGATTCCGCTCAACTATCCGTTGCGAAATTGGAAATATGAGTGGAAGCCAGGTCGCACCGCATTGTTGCCATGGGGCGAATACGGCGACCCCAATAACTCGATCCGCGCCAAAATCAACACGAAAAAAACCAAAGAATATGCAGGCGAAGTCGTCAACGTAGGCACTTTTGTCATCCGTTGGGATGACCCGGCAGCTGCATTGTTTGACTTTGCCGAAAACGGTGTCATGGGTCAAAATTTGACTACAAAATACGGCAGCACCAGTCGCGTCATGTGGAAAGCCTGGGGAGCCAATCAACAAGACGTATTGCAAAAAATGCAAGAACTGGTCAACGACGTGCAAAAAGGTGTACAAGAAGGAATTGACCGCATTGACGCCACGAAAGTGGGAAAATAGATCATGGCCGTAGTCATACCCATCGTTTCTGAATTTGACGGCAAAGGCATCAACAAAGCTGTCGCCGAATTCCAAAATCTCGAAGGCGCGGGAGCCAAATCAGCGTTTGCGCTCAAAAAGGCAATGTTGCCTGCCGCCGCAGCTGCTGGAGCGTTGGCTGCCGGGCTTGGCATGGCCACCAAAGCGGCCGCTGAAGATCAGGCCGCACAAAAAGCGTTAGAGGTGCAGCTTGTCAATTCGACTGGCGCATCTCAAGATCAAATCAAAGAAGTAGAAAAAGCGATCAGCGTCATGTCAAAGCAGGGCGCGGTCGCAGATGACGTTTTGCGTCCCGCGTTCGCTGCGCTCGTCAGAGGAACAAAAGACATTAGCGAAGCACAAAAACAAATGTCGCTTGTCTTGGATATCAGCCGGGCAACATCCATCGACGCAACCACCGTTGCTGACGCCCTTGCTAAAGCTTACGAAGGCAACTACAAAGCATTACGCGGCCTGACACCCGAGATGGCCACTCTCATCAAAGAGGGCGCCGACCTCGACACGATCATCAACGTGCTTGGCGGCACATTTGGCGGGGCAAACCAAGCGTTCACCGAAACCGCTGAAGGCGGCATGGCCAAACTCAACATTGCGTGGTCGGAAGCCACCGAAGCAATTGGCAGCGCCCTACTCCCAGTACTTGAAAAACTAATTCCGATTATTACGAACATGGCGTCATGGGTCGAAGAAAACAGCGGTTTAGTCGTCAAACTGGCATTGGGTGTCGCTGGCCTGTCCGCAGCTGTCGTCGTTGCCAATGGCGCATTGTCGGCATACAACGCTTTGACCGTTGCAACTAAATTTGCAAACCTTGCTCTCACCGGGTCGTTTTACGCAACGCAAGGCTCGATTGCCGCAATGAGCGCATCGCTCGCAATCGTCACCATCACCATTGGGGCGCTGTACGAGCTGTACCGAGAAGGGCCACGCGCCATCGCCGAATTCTTGCAACCGTTCAAAGAATTTGGCGCAGCGATCGCCAACACCGTGATTTTGGTCGCCAACTCCGTCAACTCGATGGTCAACAGCGTCATTCAAGGCATCAACCTCGTCATCAAGGCCATGAATGTCATTCCAGGCGTCAACATTCCTGAAGTGCCATATTTGCAAAGCATCGGCTACATCAAGGTCGCCAACCTGCCCGGGATTACCAGCGCCACGAGCGGCTATACAGGCGACAAAAACCTTGGGGTGCCGATTCCCTCATCTGGAGGCGGTGCGGTCGTCGTAGCGCCTCCTAGCGTGCCCACAGGCGGCGGTGGCGGCGGTGGCGGGGGTGGTGGCGCAGCTGCAATCGTTGAAGCCCCGAACATGCTCGGCGCGGGCATCGCCAGCAACCCGTTCACATCGAGCGCTCGCAACGCCATGCTGGAAAACATCACCGTCAACGTCAACGGTGGTTTGGCGTCCAGCGCCGAAATCGGGCAGGCCGTGGTTGACTCCATCCGCGCCTACAA